CCGCTGAAGCTGGTGCTTCTTCAAATGTAGATAGTTTTATAAGTCACTCAGTTGCATCTGCATTATACCAAGAAGATAATGACTTAGCAAAGCCAAGTGGTGGTAACTTTATAGCATCGGGTAGCGTAGATGGTTCTAATGAATTTGCCATGACAGATGGAACAGGCTGGTCTGTTTCTGTTGCGGAATCTACTGTTGAGGGAATGTGGGAAGAGGCTACATATGAATTCGGAAGTACATTTATATACGATGGAAACCAAGAATCTTTAATATATACAATGTCCACAACGCTTGATGTTAATGGTCTTAAAAAATTATTAATAAATGTTTTTGCCAATCATAATCCGGGAAGTGCATCAACGACATATAGTAATAGAATATCTGGCGGTAGAATATATATAAGAGAAAGCGGCTCTAGTGATGACTGGACTATGCTTGCTGATATAAGCATAAAAGATGGTGCTAGAACATCATTGCTAGGGGACTATAATCAGTGGGTTCAGGATAGTAGTACAGCAGGCTCTGGTGGAGACCAACATTTTAGAATAACAATACCAACTAATACCACATTGGCAAATAGGGGTACTGAATATTGGGAATTAGAATTAGATGCACCAAGCTTAGAAACATACGCAAGTTTAAATGGATTTTCTCAATCTACAAAACAAATATCCTTTGGTCAATCTGGTGCTAGTTATGGAACTGCAACAATAGCAAATAGAAGAGCATTTGTTGCTAATGTAAAGTATGATGAAGGTGGGTCTGGTTCATTAGATGGTGTGACAGAATTTAGTAGCTATGGTGACAGAATAATGTATAGCGAAATAGGTAGATATGATACATTTCCTAACCTTAATTATATAGAAGCATCTAAAGGTGATGCTGAAAATTATGTAAGATTAGAATCTTACGCTGATAGAATACTAGCGTTTAAACAAAGAACAATGCAAGTTATAAATGTAGCATCTCCATCTCCAGCTAATTGGTTTATAGAAGATACAATATACTCAGCTGGTGTTCCCTATCCTTATTCCGTTTCTAAGGGAGAAGCTGGCGTAGTATGGGCTAATAAATCTGGAATATATTACTACGATGGTAGTAGTGTTAGGAATGTTAGAGATGGAAAGATAAGCGATGATGATTGGGCTACATTCTCAGCAGAAACAACGCTAGGTAAAGACCCTAAAAGAATGACAGTTGGGTATATACCTATTTCAAATCAAGCCCTTATAATACAAGATACTAATGCAGGTAGACATGGATATATATATGATATAAGAAATGATGCAATCACATACGCTGATGATATAGCACCAAACGCATATAACGATACTGCTACAAACGGAGCTAGTTTTACTCCTGCCATGTCAAATTTTATAAACGATTCTAGGAATAGGCTTGTTGTGGCTTACGATGTAGCATCAACTGACTTGGGTGGTGAGGGCGCCAATAAGGTTTATTTAACATATTATAAAATAGGTGCAGACCAACATAAGGATTATACAGTTCAAACTCCTGACTTTACATTTGGTCAACCATCATTAGTTAAGAAGTTCTATAAGTTATTTGTTCATTATCAACATACTTCTAGCACATTAATACCAGCGGCAAATATATATTATCAAATAAATCAGAATGGAACTTGGACAGCTATGAGCACTGGTTCATTTATCCAAGCAGATGGGGTTTATAAAGTTGCCGTATTTGAACCAGCATCTGCAATATCTTTTAACAGTATAATGTTTAAAGTTGCTATAGTTGAAGGAACTAACTCTTGGGATACAGATACAAAGTTATATATAAATGATATGCAAGTTGAATATAGGATATTAAGACTTAAACAAGCGAGTGCTGGATAATGCCTAGAGATATAAGAAGACTGGTAAACTCTACAGAGCAACCTCAAACTTTTAATATAGGTAGCCCATCATCTCTGCAAGAAGGTGGTACATTTGTTACTATAGAAAATGGAAACTTAGCTGTATACAGAAAACATAAAGGCATAAATTGGAAAAATTATATGTCTAGAAATGGTAACCAAATAATAGATAATAAATTAAAAGCAAAGCATTTAGAGTATGGTAATAAATTCGTTGACTATAGGAGCTTTATACATAACTTTGAATTAAACTTAGGGGGTACAAAAATATATGTACCTTGGCACGGTAGTGGGGAGCAGAGCGATATGCTAGATGAGAGAACTGCTTACCTAGTTCCCTTTACAATGACGTGCCATAAAATATTATTTAGACCATCTGATATCAGTACAGTTGGTACAGATATAGTTTTTACTATAGAGAAAGCTACAGATGGTAGTACAAGCACTAGCGTTGTATCTACATTTGATGCTACGGAAGAATGGTCTGCAACAGATGGTACTATGTTCACCATAAAACAATCATACTGGGATAACATACCTAGGGTTGTTGAAGGGGAAGTAGTGGGTATAGGTATAAATCCAGATGATACAAATATAACAAGTGGAACTGAACAGTTTCACATAACTTCTGTATGGAGAATTGAAGTTACAATTTAAGGGGATATTATGAAATATAATACAATAAAAGGATACTTAGGCGGTGGTTATGTTAGACCTATGAGCTATCAATCTGGTGGATATATCCCCGGTGTATCACAAGCTAAGTATGGTATAGGATTACAAAGAGACATAAATCAAGCTCAAAAAGAATTCGAAGAGCAAGCTAGAAAGGTAGCAGAGGAGCAAAAGAAAAGAGGTTTTTTTAGTACCTTAGGAAGTATGGCTGGAACAGCTCTTGGTGCGGCTCTTGCCCCAGCTACAGGAGGTTTGAGTTTAGTTGCGGCTAAAGGTCTTGGCTCTGCTTTAGGTGCTGGTGTGGGTGAAATGGCGGCTGGTAAGATGTATGATTCTGGCCATGTTAAAAAATCATCAACTGGATTATTTACTGAAGATTTTTCAGACCTAAGTAAACTGGAAAAAGAAATGGGTAGAGGTGCTTTAGGCAGGTCTTTAGGTGCAGGTGCGGCTACGGCACTAAGTGCTGGTATGGGTGAGTTAGGGAAAGCTGGAGTTGGTAGTTTATATGGGGGGGTTATGAACAAACTAAGGTTTGGTACTTCAGATATGACTGGTAAGGTAGTTGATTCAGCTGGTAATCTTACTTCAATACCAGAAATAGCAGATACATCTATTATGGATGATTACTTTCAATCAATATTACCACCTATGCCAGTCGCAGGAAAACAAATAGGGGGCAAGGTTGATATACTTGAACACACAGCTAACCTAAGAAAGAAAATGGCAGACAGTCCTATGGCTGGAGCAGATACACTAACTGACGTTGGTAATCAATTCGTTGGCCCACTTTTACCAGAAGATGCTAAATTTAGAGACCATATGAGAATTATATCTGAAATGAGCGAAGGTATTCCAGAGTTAGATATAAGAAGAGACTATGGTAAGAGCATCAGACATAATAAGTTAACGTCTCAATTAAATAAAGAAAGAAATATGAGAATGGATAAAGATTTTCAAGATGCTAGGCCAGATGATATGACTGGTCTTTTAAATTTACAAACGCCTCAACAACCTAGCGCTTTTGAAAGAGAAATGGCAGGTAGCTATGAACAGTCTTTACCTAGAGCAGAATCATTAGGTATGGATAATGAATTATTATCTATGGCTCAAGATTCTTTGAGTACCCAAAAAAGAATGGAAGATTTATCAAGGGGATTAAGTATGAATATAGCATCTCAGATGAAAGGAGCCCCTGCTAACTTAGATATAAAAAGAGGTTCTGGAATGGATTTTAATCTTAGCAATATTCAAGGAGTTGATTCTCCATCATTAATAGGTGAAGAGTATGCTATGGCAAGAGATTCTTCAAATACTCAAAGAAAAATGGAAGATTTATCTAGAAACTTAGGAGCTTATATAGCAACGGCAGAAGGGAATATGGGTCAAGCTATACCAGACCAAGGAATTAGAAGAAGTGTTCAAGAAGATAATTTATACAACACTCAAGCACAAATGCCTTACTTTAGATTGCCAATGTATAAACACGGTGGGAAAGTAGGAGCATATAAAGGTGGTAGAGGATTGTTAAGTATGATGCCATTTAGTAGGAGGATAGTATAATGCATTTTGGTAACGACCCGAGACCCGGAGATAAGCAACCAATAATGGCTGAGGACGGTGAGTTTGTAGTAAATAGGAATGCCTATAGAAGATTTAAACCTTTGATAGATACTATGAATAATGTAGTAGCGCCTAGGTTTGATAACAAGGAGATGGCTCACTCTGCGATAGATGAAGCTATAGCTATAAATTTCTTATCTGAAATAAAAAATGAACCTATGATGGCTCAAGAAGGTGGGGAAGTTGGTCTTCAATATGCTGAAGACTATGAATACTCTCCAAGTGGGTTTGGAAAAATACTAGACGCACTTCCTTTTGTAGGGGATAAAAGAGCTTATGACAGAGCTGAAGAATACAGAAAAAATGTTCATTGGAATCCTGAAGATGTTGAATTTAGAGAAGCTCAAGATAAGAGGGGAATGGATGTGTTTGGTTCAGGCTCTAGACTACAACAAGAAGAAGATGATATTAGTAAAGCAAATAAATTTCAACACAGAGCATTAACTATATCTCAAGAAGACCCAAGAAATTTTACTTATAGAAATATGGCAGAAGATAATGACTTATCTTCTATAGACCAATTTATAATAGGCTCCCCATCTGGCCATATAATGGAAACAGATAATACAGAAGATTATGTAGTAGACCCTTATAATATAGCTAAGTCAAGTAAAAATTATGAAGGTATATTGGGGATGTTAGGTATACCAAGGTATAGTGGAAGCGTAGAAAAAAATCCGGGTATAGAAGCTTATATAGACCCAGCATATTTAAAAGAACAAGTAATGCAAACAGACGCTCAGAAATTACAACAAGGTGGATTGATAGAGGATAAAAGAAAACGCAAAGGCGGATATAGCCTAGGTGTAAAGGATGAACTTACAAGCACATTAGACTATTTCAAAGATATCGAATCTATGTTACCTATTGGTAATCCGGAAAGTGAATATACATTTCCAAAATTACAAAGAGAAAGTCTTGATTGGCTTAAGGAGTCTGATGCTATTAACTTAGAAGAAGCTTTAAGAAATTTAGATGTTATACAAAAATCATATCAACAAGGTCAAGTTGGATTTTCTACTCCCAGATATCAAACAGGTGGTACTGTTAGTTATGGGGAGCAGTCTTCAAGTATACCAACTTTGGATGAAATATATTCAATGGCTGGCGTTCAACCAAATCAAGAACAAATGACTCAGTTTGAAGCTAATTTTACATACGACCCATCTAGGGAAGGCACTACTATATCTAGCTATATGGGGAATTTGGCTGGTAATAGACAATCTGGTTCAGCTGGTCTAGGCACAGCTACTACTAAAGCTCAGGAATTAGGTGGCGGATTTGCTGGTTTTGGAGAAAGAAAAGCTATGACTCAGGAAGCAAGAGCTGGTGCTGAGAATATATATGGTGCGGCTGTTGAGTCTTCTCAAAGAGGAATGTTTGAAGATATTAGAGATGATAGGGAGGCTTATATACAAGCGGCTTTATCAGAGCTTCAAAGACTTGAGGGTATTAGTGGAACAGTTAAATACGATGAAGGTGCAACAGGATTCGAATCAATGGAAGACTGGTATAAGACTGGTTTTCCAGATGAGAATAGTTATAATGATTGGGTAGCGGCTGGTTCCGACCCAGCTACAATGAGCACTTATGGGCAAGACCCAACTTCGATTACCAACCGCTTAACTATGTATTCAGATAGGAGATTAAAGAAGGATGTAAACTACTTGTTTACAATGGATAATAATGTACCAATATATACATTTAAATATAACTGGTCTGATGATATAGAGATAGGAACGATGGCTCAAGACTTAGAAGATATTATTCCAGAAGCAGTATCGGAATTAAATGGTTATAAATTAGTTGACTATAAACAAGTATTTAAGTAGAGGATAATATGGCACAAAAAGTTAGATTAATGCGTGGTAGCCCGATAACATTGCAAGAAAATGAAAGCGGTCTCGATGTTTTTTTAAGGCAAATTTCTAAATATGCTGACCCTGAATATCAACTTAGAAAAAATGAGTCAGATGCTAGGATAAGATATCAAGAACAACAAGCTCAACGTGAAAACGCCAAGATTGAGATTGCAGAAAACGAAGCTGTTCAAAATAAACAATGGACAGACTTACAAATAGAAACAAAAACAGCTGAAGAAGAAAGAGCTAAAGCTACATTCCTAGAACAGAGGAGAAAGGATGCTGAAGCAGAAGCTATTAATGATTGGAATATTGTATACCCAGAATCAAGTCATAGCACAGAAGAGGGTATAGCTGTAGCTAGGGGTTGGTTAGATAATAATCCAGAAATAGACCCACAAACATACAATACATTAAGAACAAGACTAGACCAAGATGAGTCTATATTAACAAAATCAAATAATATGACTGACAATCTGGGTAAAGAATTAGATATAATGACTGGAGGTAAGCTAAACTATGATGGCTCTGAATCTAAGAGACAATTAGTTAAAATGCAGGGACAATTTATGTTGAAAAATGCTATATCTCAAAAATATTTAGGTGAAATGCCAGCTAATATTCAGGCTACTTACAAACAAGATATGACTGACCTATCTAAGTTAATTAAGTTAGGATTTGAGAGTTCTGCTAGTGAGGCTGATAGAAATGCATTTATGTCTAATGTGCTTGGCCCTGCCTACACATCCCTTAGGGAAGAATATGCACAATATGATGTATCATCTCCGGCTATAGAAGGTTTATTAAGTAATGCTGGATATGATTTTTCAATAGAAAAAGATGATATAGATGTAAGTGGTATAGAAAAAATAGATGATGATGAAGTAATGAAAGAACCAGATATAGGTTTGTTAGATTATGGAATATTCCCCTTTACTTTACTTGGTTTTGGTGACCCAAAAGGAACTGAGGAAGTTATTAAAAGTAAACCCGGTCAAGCAAAAATATTAAGAGATGAATTATCAAAGTTAAATAAATTACAATCTAATAGACCAGTAATGATGGCTGGAGAACCAATACCATCTACTAAAAAGGAAGCTAAATACCAAGAGCAAAGAAGTAAATTAATGAACGCTATTGCTGGTAAGTACGACCCAAATACTCAAAGATTTACAGACGCTAATTTTGAAAAAGCTTTTAATAGATTAGCGGGAGATAATAAAGAATTGTATTACTCTTTATTACAAGATATGTTTCCAGTTGGGAGTAGGGCAGTTAGAAATTTAGATATAGATGACCCTAAAGCTTATGAAGGTGGAGAAGATATATCTACAATAGAACTTTTAAAAAGACAAGGTATAGACCCTTCTGATTATTATACTAGGCTTAAAGGTTTCCCTAATAATCCCTTCACACCAAGATAGGTTAGTATGACAAAAGAAAGATTAGTATCTAGATACAAAGCTAAGTACCCAAGTTTAGCAGAGCATGATGACGATAGACTGTTCTCTGCTTTATTGAAAAAGTACCCAGAGTATCAAGAACAGTTAGACAATCCTTACATAACGCAATCAACTGATATGCTTAACAAGTTGCCAGATGTTTTTAAGAGTGCTTACAACCAATCGATAACAGGTTTAGCCGAAGAAATGTCAACTGGTAAAAAAAGATTTGATTTGTCTAACTACCAACCCGGAATAGTTGAAGATATAGGAGCTGGTCTTTTAAGTTTCTTAATGCCAGCGGATTTAGTAACGACTGTGGCTGGTGGTGGTATAGGTGGTGCGGCTACAAAGTCAATGGCTACTAAATTTATTACTAAAAAATTAGTACAAAATGGAGTTAATGGTGGAGTTGCTAGGTCTGTAGCTAAGAAAACTGCTAAGACATTAGGTCAATCTACTGCTGGTATTGCCACCTACGAAGGTTTTAAAAGTGCCTTCACCCAAAAACTAGAGACTGGAGATATTAAACCAGATGAAGTTATTAAAGATACTATGTCTGGTGCTCTTCTTGGTGGCTCTATGGCTGGGACTGGTGCTTACCTAACGACAAAAGGTTATAGCACATTGACCAGAGTATTAGCAGAAACTGGTGTACTTGGTACTACATTACCTTTATCAGAGGGGGAGATTCCAGAACCTCAAGATTATGTTAATGCCGCTGGTATGATGTTAGGTATAAAAGCTGTAGGTGGTGCTCTTGGTTCACCTAGAAAATTAATGGAACTTAGAAAAGGATTTAAAAAAGCTAGGGGAACTGGTTATAAACAAGAATTAGTAGAGGAAGATTTAGCTAAAGAATTTGGTGTTGCTGTAGGTAAACTAGATGATGTAGCTAGAAGGCAATCAGAAGTATATATAGATAATAGCGGTAGTAAGTGGAATATAATAAGTCCTGAGGGAAGAAAAAAGATAAAATTAGTTAACTATAATACTGGAGAAAGTAAAATTGTTAAAGATACAGATTTTTCTCTACAATATAGATTAGAAGATGAAGTTCAAGTTCCGATTACAAAGCTTATGGATTTAAGAAGAAATAATCTAAGAAAATTAGAAAAAAGTCAAGGTGTTGATAACAGCTTAAAGCAAACTCTTCGTAATAGTTCTATGCAAAAATCTAAAAGCAAAACATTATCTCAGATAGACCCTAATAAAGATAAGATTGGACTAGATGATATGACAGGGGTAGAGCTAGATAGATATAGAAATGCTTTATTAAAAAGAAAGTCTGTCAATGAGGCAGTAGATAAGCTACAGAATAAGGGATGGGTTACTCAAGAAGCTAAGTATTCTATATTTAAAGAAGATTTTTTCCCAAAGCCTATTAAATCTATGATAGAAGGTTTAACGAGGGCTAAGTATAGAGGTTCTCAAAAAGCTCCTGTTAGAAAATTCTTTAATGACGTAGGCCAATACCAAACAGATAGAGAGTCTTTAAATGGTGAATACTTAGGTAGACTAATGCAGACAGGTTTATTTAAACCAACTAAGCAACAGCTATCTAGGTTTAGAACTGGTGGACTAAATAAAGAGCAAGCTGAGGAAGCTTATTATGAAAATCTTTATGAATTATTAAAACAAGGTAAGTTACCAGAAATAAATTCAATAACATCTTTAATTGCTCAAAGATTCACCTCAACTGGTGGTCAAATGCCGGGATTCCAACAGAATTATGCTCCGGGTATGATGAAAAAAGATTTAGCGGATATAATATTTGATGATATGTTGAAGGCTTTAGATAAGAAAAGTGAAATAGCAAGAGCACTTAAAGCTGATTTTAATTACACAGATAATGATTTTATACTATCTATGGTTTCAAACCCAGATAAATGGATAAAGAAAAATCCTGAATTATCTAATTATCTAGATAAATTAATAAGAAAATCTATGTCTAAGTTTAGCAAGGAAACTAAAATCTTATTGGATGCTAATGTAGAGAGTGGTTCAAACTTACAATACCTAAGAGCATATCAAAGAGTTGGCAATGGTCTATCCGAGGAATTATTTAACACATTTGGAAACCTAGAAAAACCTAAGAAATTTAAAATACCAGAGGAATTACTAGAAAAGAATTTAAAAACACTATTAAGTAGATACGCTACCAAAGCCGCAAATAGAACTGCATTCATTAAAAATTTTGGTTCTAAAGGTGAGAAGTATAAAGCATTGTTACAGAAAGCTGAACCAGATGATGAATATATAATGAGAACACTACATCACCACGTTAAGGGAGATATAGAATATCATAACTCATATAACTATAGACCTAGTACAAAGAAATTTTGGCAAAAAGTAGCAGAGTGGGAGACATCTACTAAGATAGGTTTGGGATATGCTCCATTATTAAATGTCACACAGCCTACAATATCAACTGCTTTAGAAGCCGGGTATCTTCCTTTCTTTAGAGGTCTAATATCATTAAATGATAAAAAAGTAAGGGACTTAATAGAAAGGTCTGGTGTAACTAATTATTCAATGTTTGCAGAGATGATGGGTCACACACAATCTTCTTCTTTATCATCCAAGGTAACTAATGCATTAGGTAAGTACAGTGGTTTTAATGGGATAAATAAAGTAAACCAGATAACAGCCGCATCTACAGCTAAAGTGTTGGTAGATGATATGTTTAAAATAGTTAAGGGAAGGGGAGTAAGAGGTAGGATTAAGGCTAGTAGGGGTTGGGCATCTAATAAATTACAAAAACTTGGCATAGACCCTAATAAATCTAGGTTAACTGATAAGGATTATATTACAGCAATGGCTAGATTTGCTAGGAAAACTCAGCTACAAAAAGATATACTAGAAGACCCTCTTCTATTCAATGACCCAAGGGCTAGAGTTTTTACACAGTTTAAGAGATTTGGCCTTAGACAGACTAACTATCTTAAAGATTTATTTATAAGTGATATAAGTAGAGGTAATTTTATGCCACTTCTTAGGTTAGGTATTGCAGGATTTGCAGGTGGAACAATAACCTTAAAATCTAAATCATTTTTAAAGGGTTTACTATCTGGTGAAAGAGTATACTCTCCAGATGAAAAAATACCAGAAGATTTAATGGATATAGTAGAGAACATATCAGCTATTGGAGCATTTGGTTTTATGGGTGATATTATATCATCTAGTATAGAAGAGGGAAAGAGCTACTCAGGTTCTCTAAGGTTTTTAGCATACCCTCCATTTGTTTCAGATGTAGATAATTTATTTACAAAGTTTATACCTGCAATGGAAAAAGATTTTGATGTTTTTAGAGAGGATGCTTTTGCTAGAATGCCTACTAGATTACTTAGATTAACTGGTTCTTCGTTCTTAAGAGAAGGTTCTAAATTAATTGAAACTGAAGGATTTAAACTAGATAGGATTAAATCTACTAGGACAAGGACAATTGATAAAATTTTAAGAATGCTTGAAAAATCTAGAGAAGAAAAAGACTACGCTAAAGCAAAAGAAGAAGTTAGTGCTTGGAATAAATCACATCCTCAATTTCCCATACTTATGTCAGACATAAATGTAAAGAAGTTACTGCAAAGAAAGATGCGTAGATATAAGAAGAAGGCTTTAGGTTAGGGTGAAGTCTAAAAGTATAAAACAATACTATCAACAAGGTGGCACAGTAGAATCAGATGCCACTAAAGTTCACAACAATATAGATAATTTAATAATAGAAGCTGAGTTAGATAAGCTAGCACAAACTGGCTCTATGCGTGTAGATAGGACACCAGAATACATAGGTGGGTTAGACCCTATAGTAGAAAATGTAGCTTTATCTCCTATCTTAACATTAAAAAGTCTTGGTAGTGTAGGTAAAAAAATTTTAGAGAAGACTGGTCTACGTAATCCAGTATCTCATTATACAGCCGGGCAAGGTGCTACTAATATATTAAAAAGTGGAGAGATTAAAGGAACTAGTCTTTACCCCGGAAGGTCAAGTAAAACAAAATTAAGAAAATTTAAAGAAAAGAATTTTGGTATTGGAAGACCTGACGATTGGTCAGTTTCTATTACTCGAGACCCTATGTTTACATCAAGACCTCACGGTAGTATAGGAACAGATATTAGATTTATCTTAGATAGGGATGAGTTAGTTAAAAAAGGTTTTCCTATGAAGCCTATATCTGTCGCTAATTATGAAAAAACTCTTAATAATTATGGTAGGCCTCCAATAACTCTTGAAAATTATAAAAAGATACATGGATACTACCCAGACCAGATGAATCCTAGATTTGAGTTTGAAGAAAGAGTAAGAGGTAATATACCTACTGAAAATATTAAACTTATAGATATGCTTCAATTACCACTACTTGAATCTGATTTGTCTGATAATATGCTAAGGTTATTAGGTCAGCTATCCAAAGCAAAGAGAAAGGGAGTGCCTATTATAAAAAGTAGTTTAGCAGAAAATAGACTTAATAAATTTCCTAATCCGGGTATAGATGATATATATGAATTACTGCAAACACCTACTTACAAATATGACCCCTTTAAGCGTTAAAAAGGCTTAGGACTTCCACCTACTTTATCACCTCTACCATTTGCTATTTCTACTGCTTCAGCTTCTGTATCTGTAACTAGGCAACTGTTACCATAGTATCCAACCTCGCAAGAATTAGTACTACCATACCTATTCTTAGCTACAATCAGCTCTAGAAAACAATCACTATTACCATCGTCACCATATCTTGATACCCAAGGATAGTGTGTAAATACTACTATCTCTGCATCTTGTTCTAGATTACCAGACTCTGCTAGGTCAGACAACCTAGGTACTCTATCATTTCTATGTTCCATATTCCTATTCATCTGCGATACTAATATAACTGACATATCTTGTGCCTTAGCTAACCATTTATAACTACGACTAACATCACCTATCTTAAGACGTAAGTCTCTTCTATCGTGCGTTGGATGTTCTATTAATCCTATATGGTCATCAATAACTACGTCTGGATTTATAGATTTTATCTCACGAAACGTACCTTCGATATCTCTTACATCATCAAACATAAACAACTTATCACTATACATCTCAGATATCAATGCAGAAACATCACCAAGCTCTAGTTGGTTTATACCTACATTGTTTCTTAAGTTCCTGTATTGTAAGGACTTAGACTCCATAGCTATAAACTTCTTCATCATCTCTGTGTTAGGCATTTCTCTATTAAACATAGCAACCTTAAGTCCTCTATGCACTAGATTCCTAGCTATATTTGCAGACACAGTTGTCTTTGCGTTGCCGGGTCTACCTGCTATGATAGTTACCTCACCTCTTGTCATACCAGTTATAACTCTATCTAACTTGCCTATACCAGTAGGTATTTGAGTTGTTGAGTTCAATATAGAGTCTTTAGTATCTTCTAATACAGAATCTATGTCGAATGTTCTATTAGGTTGTAACTTTATTATATTACTTATAGTTGTATGTGCTTCTTCTAGTAAGTTACTAGTTTCTAATGATGTGTTGTTTAAATTTTTAGATATACCTAGCATTTGATTATGTAGTATTCGCCTAAGGTAGTATGCGTGTAGTCTCTTAGCATACCCTACTGCACTCGATGCAGAAACGACGTTATCTAAGAACCCAACTATCTCATACTTAGGATTGTGTCCTTCATTATCATTACCAACTTCTTCACATACATTTATTAAGTCTATATCCTTACCACTAGAATTAAGTTTATCTACTGCAAGCCAAACTTTCTGATTGAAACTAGAGTAAAAGAACTCTTCGTTTGGAATATACTGCTTAACTGAATCTATGTATTTACTATCGGAAATCAAACATCCAAGCAATGCTTGCTCTAGTTCAATACTCTTCATCATTCTCCTTTAATTTTGGTGGTATTCTATCTAGATTTTTTCTCTCATAATCTCTCCTAAGAACCACTCTTTTACTCTCGTTTTTTATTATACCCGAAAGATACTTTATACCATACCCCCTCTGGACACCACCTCTATTTTTAAACTTCCTAATTGATTCTAGTATTATGTCTCCCTCAATGCTTTCTATATCAGCTAAGAACCCTGCTCTTATAACATCATCTATATTCCAATGCTTAGAAAACTCATCTAATATATTATCTATTGCACTTAAAATATTTTTAGGTCTAGATAATCTAAGTGATTTTAATCTAAGGCTTACATCTTTTTTAGATATATCATTACTACATAATGGACACTTAGCCACAGATACCGCACTCCCCTTTTTCCATTGGTAATTTTTTAAATAAGGAATTCTTTATAATTGAATTTCCAATTGATTTTTTACCAGATGTTGCCGTGTTTGTTTGGTATGCTTCACCACAATCAGAGCATCTGTACACTTTACTAAAAGTCTCTATTTTAATCCTATTTGTTTTTGTAATAGAACGCTTTACAACTTCCCAATCAATCCAGTCTTTTCCTAGGTAGTATTCTAAGTCTAATATTCTTCCTCTATTTATTGATTCGTATCTTTTTGCAGAGCTTTTAATTGTACTATTATCTCTAATAGATTTGTCATCGGTATTATAGCGTACACTTTGCCCCTTGATTCCTTCACGCATTGGAGGTGTAATCCCTCTATTTGTTCCGATGGTTTCAGCCATTCTGCTATCCTTTTCCGTACCTTACATTGTACGGTGTATTCTTCTATTGTTAAGTCTACTTCTGGGTGAAGCCCTAATGACCTACCATCAGAGCCCCACGCCCTCTTTGATTCTAAGCCGTATTCCTTAGCTAGTTTTACGACTTCTCTTTCGAACCGATTTCCTTTTGCTTTGCTTTTTGACGGCACGTTTTCTACTCCTCTTCTTCTTGAAAGGGCTCTCTAGGAATTTCTCCAAACCCTTCACTACTTTCTTGAACAAGTCCATTTATCTTATCCTCCATAAACTTTGAGTACTCTTCTGTTTCTCCTTTCATATCTAGGTAATTGTAAAGGAATTCTCCGAGTATTTCTATTGTTTTTTTATTAGATAGAGCTAACCTAGTTACAGAATCTAATTGTTTCTGTATAGTTCTCTTTGTTAAGTTATTATTCTTTCTTTTCATAGTGTTTATAGACTGGTGAGGTAGTCCTCAAGCGCCAACCAGAGGTTCATTTGTATACCATTTTTAGTAATTAATATACCACCCCACCAAATCTAATTATTTTAAATTCTCTATTTTATTTTCTATTCTATGTAGTCTCCATATATGGCTAATCTGAAGACATAACATCATCAGCATAGTAAATTCCCAATAGGGAAAATACTCTGTACTAAATAGAACTTCCCAATAGTATCTCATTTCTTACTCCTCTTTTTTTTCTTTTCAGCAGAATTAATATGTCTCCAAGAATAACGCATACCAACCTTAGACTTTCCATATATACTTTTCGATATATCTTCTATAGATTTTTTATACGATTCGTAATCCTGCATATTATCTAAATATTCAAATGATACTTCATCTATATTATCTAACTCCATTATCTCTTCATCACTTAGAAATTTAACGTACTTAGTATCATATTTATTATCTCTTAGTTTACAGCTATCACATACTCCACTACTATTCATTGTAGGTTTATCACAACCGTGACACATAAATGGTGTTGGCATAATTTAATCCTTCGGGGGTTTTAGAAGATTAAAGGAGATTAACAAACATATCTTCAAGGAACCCCCTAACCTAAGCACATACAGGGTTTAATTCTTTGGGGGCTCTTTACGGTGGCCCCCAGACCGTGCGACTATTTAGTTACTAAAGAATATGTAGCGTAACCCTTGCTATTATCTGTGGATATATTCATACTAAATGTATGTCTCAATGTCCAGATTATAGAGGCTAATCTATACACTCCAAATCGACTAATAGCCGTCTTAGCAGTAAGTCTCTTACCTGTGGATAGGAAATCTCTTACTTTCTCTAACTGCGTTTTTCTTTTTCTTGCCATTTTAGCTCCTTGTTATACGTTTCTCTTAATGCCTTTACTAGGCGATTGTCTTCTGATAAAGATAGTTCATAGATAAACTTCTCTTTCTTAATATTGGATGCAGTATCTAACATAATCTCTATTCCTCGTTCCCATCCAAATTTATCTGTGAACTTCTCTTGTATCTCATTCCACTTTTTTACCTCCAATAGGACTACCTCCGTATTCTGTGTGCAATCTACTAGGGTATATCTCTTCTTCTTCTGTCGTCATTCCTTCTGCTATGTTACGCTCTGCTATCTCGTCGTACTCTTTCTCTAGCTTTCCCTTCAATGTATCAGCTTCATCCTTTTTACTCCAATGGTCTTCACTACTAGCACCATATTTCATAATATCAGAATAAGCACCTAGAGCCCTAATGATTGTGTTGTATTCACTATTCGTTATTTTCATTTAGAACGGTACGTCTGAAGTATCTATCTTTCCATTGCTCCAAGAAAATACTCCTACAACCTTAGGAGATGTTACTTCTTCTCCATCTCTATTAGTCCAAGTCTCGTGCTTAACCTTAACTATAGCAGGGACACCTTCGCAGTTTGATGGAGTAAGTATAGGTAAGGAATATAAAGTCTTACCATCTACTTCTTTTTCTTCTGGCTTTATTCTTAAGGCTTCACACAGTTCTTTAAACTGTCTATTCCCACCAGAATTTGGTTGAAGATTTTTCTCACTAGGGTTTTTAAATCTAAAGAATCCTTTAGACCTAAGAACCTTGCCTACAAAATGACTACCACTTGACTCCCCATCTATTACTTTATCAGAGTTATCTTCTGATAGTTTGAAGTTAAGATTGTATATGTCTGCAAGGTGCTTACCTCTAATAACAACATCTTCTTTTACTGTATAGTCTTTGACGTGAGCATAGTACTCTCCCTCTGGGACTATAACATTAGGTCTGTCCTCTGTCGGGTCGTAGTAAGACTCCCCACCCATAACATCTTCAAGCACAGAATTAATTGAGTTATCCATTCATATTTTCCTTTATTTGATTTATTCTACTCATTACTTTACTTATGTCTCCCTTCTCAATGTCTCCATTCTCTATAGAAAGGGATATCTTTTCCTTCCATTCATCATCTAAGTCATCAATCTCTCCATATAAATATTCTATTTCTTCTTGACTTAGAGATGTATCTTCTACTCTATTTCTGTATACATCATCAGCAATATTAAGATACATATTAAATGCCTTCTTGATACAATCTGTATTAGCAGACTTAATATCATTACCAACATCTACAAAGCTATCACTATTTCTCTTCTTCTGTATTCTATGAGCCGCAGTACAATCTCCTTCTCTCCATATTCCTCCTTCAAACCACTTCAATCTACCGTGAACCATAAAGGCTTCACTACCTAATGTCTCTGTACTTATTATAGTCCAAGACCATCCCGGATAGAACTTATCTGCTAGCTTCCTCATATAAGAATACTCTACATAATCTAAACCCATCTTATTCTTAATGAATGAACGAGGTGTATCTTCCATAGATACTTTATCGTGTAGCTCTCTTATAGTGTCAAACACATCTTGCTGTATGATAGCACCATTCTCAACCATAACCTCTGTTGATATTTCACTACTCATTTTTACCTTTCTTTTTTATTAAAAGTAATTGTGCTGATAGGTACACACAAGCATCTAAAACTTCCTCTAATGCTTCTGTAATCCACTCTCTTCCATCAAACACATCTACTTCTTGGTTATACTCTCTCTTACCCTTCTCCAATCGTTCCTCTATTAGGGTAACTATCTCTTTGTTATTACCTATATTCAAGCTTCAGCCCCTTCGTCATTAGTCATCATAGAAAATATCTCATCGTGGCTTTTTGTTAATTCTTCTGCCCTCTGCATATTATCTATAAATCTTGGTAGTTCATCATCTTGGTTAGCTATAACAGACATAAGATTCATCAACGCTATCTCTAATTGTTCTAGTCTAAACTCTAGCTTATCTATCCTATTAGGCTTTCTCTTTCTAGTACTCTTTTCCATTCTTATGTTTAACCTCCACCACCTCACAGTTCCTACTGCTTCGTCTATTTATATTGCTACAATACATATCAATCTCATCTCTATCATCCCATAGCCTATGAGGGTATTTACTATTTATTACGTTAGAGAAAGCACCACCTCTTATTACCCACCAAGTAGTACCATCTATCTCTTCTTTAAGAGTCCATTTCATTTTATTCTCCTTTATTATACGGACATATTTCTCTTACAGAACAGTATGATTTACACTTCATACCACCCCATTTCTCTTCTTCAGTACACTCCTCTGGTAACTCATTATGTTCTAAAGACCAGATTAGAGCGTCTCTCTTTACTTCGAACTTATCCAATAGATGTTCGTTGTCTATATATGGAACTTCCATCATATAAATCTTTTTCTCTATACCTCTCTCCCTTGCTATCTGTAGACCTGCATCTCTAACTGTGGCTTGTATATACATCTTATCTACCTCATAACCATTGCTCTCTAGTAAGTATCTATAGAAGTTTACTTGCCACCCCCAATCTTCCATATCTACTTTATTATCATCTACGTAAAACTCTTTAACCCTCTTGGGTGTACCTGCCTTACCCCATCTACCACTTCTTTTATATACCTCTGTTGGGTGGTGTGCATATTTATGCTGTATACCTAAACACTTTGCTATTTTATAAGAACCAGAGAACTTGTAGTCTACAAGTGTCTTTGTATCTCTATCATATAGGTCTACAATTCCTGTTATCCCTATAGATTCTAAGGGAATCTCTGAACCTAACCTATTAGATAGGTAGTGATGTTGATGTGATGATTCTTCTAATTTTAAATGGTGTAGAGTACCTGCCAGAGAGAATGCATTATCTTCTGGTTCTGTGTAGTAGTCCTCTTTTCTCTGTAGATACGATTGACAAGTACCTTGTAATAACTCTGTAGTAGATGGTTTTCTATCTGGTTCTCTATCTGATGACATATGTAATAATGTAGGTAGAGATACACCCATCTTTTCTACGTCTACATTTCCTCTGTTTACATCTTCAAGAGAAACAAGTTCACCATCTGGATATTTAAACCCTTTTAACGGCATATTATTCCCCCTCTCTCGCTTATTGAATTTAAAAATATTGAATAAATTGATGCAAGAACTAATTTATTTTTCTTCATCATTCTCAATCACCTCATCATAAGATATAAATCTTTCTATATATATTCCTGAGTCAGACTCTATTATTTCTAGTTCTTTTTCTACAATCTCCTCAACAGACTTACCTTTGTGTATGTAATCATCTTTATCTATGTATACTGCTAATTCTACTATTACTGTTTTATAACTTCCCATATTACTACTCCTCATATAATTCTAAATTAAATTCATTTTTAAACTTAGTTGTTCTTTTGTGCATATACTCTAATAGATATAGTCCAAACATCTCAAGAATATCTTCAGTAGGTTTATTAAACCAATTATTTACATCTTCCTTGCT